AGTTCCTCGGTTCGAGAAGAATTTACCAAGACCAGTTTTACTACCTATAGGAGAACTGAAAGATGAAAAATTTTGTAATGTGCCTTGAAGACCTCCTTGAAATGGATTGCCTTGAAACCCTGCACCTCCAATATATCTAGCCGCTTGACCTCCAGCATAGTTTAAACCACCGGCTTTTAAAGAATCACCAATACTACCTGTTTGATCAAATGTACCAATACCTGACATAGCTGCTGATAAAGCAGGGTTAAATGGAGCTACAAAAGGCGCTGCCTTTACTGCTATGTCTGCTACTTCATTGGGTATAATTTTTCTTGCAAATTTTTTTAATTTACTACCTAAGCCAAACTTCTCTCTTGGAGAAACCTGCATAATTCCACCGTCTGCTTGTAGTTGTCTGTTCATTAAAGATCTAGATATCGCCATAATTTAATTAAATTTATACTGTTAAGCAGGCGTAGAAATCCTGTAATGCTACACTTTATTTGATTTTTTTAGTGTCGTCAACAGATTTGAGGGGTCGAGCACCTTGCCATAAATCATCTCTAAAACGACCACAAAACTGATACTCTCCAACATGAGTTATATAGTCATTAATATAAGCATATACCTTACCACCTATATCTGCCCATCTTTGACAGAAACCAAAGTCTTCTCCAAAGTAACGTTTAGTCTTAGGATCATGTAAGGTATCAAAAAGATTATACATGTTTGGCTGCTTTACTTCTTTACCGTTAATAATAGTTGGCTGGTATATCTCAAGCTCTGGATACTCTTTAATCATTTTTTCTAGCACCTCACGCTTAATTAACATACATCCGGTAGGCGCATGAGTTAATTCAATAAGACCTTTAGAACTAAAGATAGAATTAGGGTCATCGACTTTAACAGGAAAAGTAAAACCTGATTTAGCTAAGTCATCAGCTGTTTCTACAGCGTCTTCTTTTTCGTGCCATCTTCTCCACATCTTGTCCCAACTTAACATCTTCATAGGATAAGGACATGATATGATATCTTTATCAAACTCTAGCATTTTAAATATAGTGTCTGCATTAAAATCAATATCGGAGTCAATAAAAAGTAAATGCGTGTACACATCTTTTTCGTCATTTAACATAGAAGCTACACAGAGGTTTCTGCCTTGTGTAACTAGAGAAGATTTTAGTAAAGTAAAACTTACCATAATGTTCCGTTGCATACAGGCTTGTTGAAATTTTAAAACAGCTTGGGTGTAGTGCATTGATACATCACTATGGCATGGCGTACACACCATGATTTTGTACGGTGATGCAGAACCTATGTTTATTTCAGTAACGTTAGTACCACCTTCTACTTTGTTTTGTTTTATGGTTTGATAAGTATCTTCATTAGGTCTTACTATTTTAGTTGAATCGTCTTTAGTAAACCAGATGGGTTCATTGTTTTGGCCCTTGGGCGAGTTACTTTTTTGCATTAAGTGCTCCTTGTAAAAATCTTGTCCAGGACGCAGCTTGTTTAGGCCATCCATAATACATTTGAGCATATGTAGATTGTAATTGTAAATGACTCTGAATAGATGGTTCGTGTAAAGTTTTAGCTGCAGCTTCTATTCCATAAGCAAATTTTTCTGCTAATGCTCTGTAATTTTTATCGTACGGAATATACATCGGAAACTCTGCTCCTGTTTCAAACAAAGCTCCATAATTAGTAGTGATACAATACAATCCTCCAGCCATACATTCTAATAAAGATATGCAAGATGTCTCTTCAAAGATACTAGGGTAAACATACATGTTATAATCTTTAATATGTTCTCTAATATATTCATTAGGTTTATAACCAATATAATTTACATTCGGGAGTTCTTCCGCTTGTTTATATAAGCCTTTATAATTGTGATCGTTTTTTTCGTAAAAACTTTTGCCGTATACTTCGGTAGAAGAATATACATCTAAAGTAATAAGTGGATTCTTAACTAATTGCATAGCACCTAAGAGTACCGATAATCCTCGCCATGGAGTATTTTGATGAATTATCCTTAAAGGTTTTCCTTGAGAATAAGCTGGAGCTCTTTCAATCTTCTCTATTCCATTTTTAATTACAATACATTTGTGGTCGGGTAGACCAAACATCATTCTAAATTTTTCTAAAGTCCAATGTGAGTTAAACACATACCAATCGTATTGGTTATGGTTTGCTTTGTTTTTAAACCATGGATATAAATTTGGTTGATCGTAAGAATTTTTTTGCCAAAGTATATTGAGTTTATTCGGATCTAAAGGGATCTTACCGGGTACACTCGTACATATCTGTGCTTGGTCTAATAGTTTTTTATCTACGTATTTATTTAAAAAACCTAACTGTAGTTCGGTTCCGCCTTTAGGCTCCTGATTTCTTATTATCATTTTTCATTACTTTCTGCATTAAGTCTAAACCTTTCGGAGATACCTGTACAGTTACGTCTTGTACAATGTCAGGTCCCTCTACTTTATTTTTAGAAACTTCACCTGTTTTAGTATTACGCCACGTTGTAATTGTAGTGCAATCTATTTTTATTATATTATCCGTTTTCATTCTCTCTGTTTATAAGCGCATAACTCACAACAACATCTACGTGATTTGCCGAAGCTGCTTGGACTTTTATAGCATCTCCTGCTTCTAAATTCAAGCCTTGAGGTGAAGCATTTATTTGGGTTGAACCATCAATACTATCTCTAAAAAATTCAAACTGTGCAGGCCCGGCTGAAGTATCGTGTAGTGAAGCATTACAAATAATTGATCCTGTGCTAGCGTTAGAAAAATATACACTCTTTACAATAGCCACGGCTGATGTAGCTATTGTAAGAACAGTGTTTAAATTAGTGTCTGTTAGTGACACACTTGAGTTTTTATATTGTATGGTCATGATAAAAAATAATTAAATGTCTCTTGTTCGTTTTTTAAATCTTGTTGAAATGAAAAATTTAATTGTTGTTTCATTGTAGTTATAGACTCGACTATCTGTCGTTGATTTTCAACGTCATATTCTTGTTGAGGTTCTGGTATATAGTTTGTTAATTTAGCCATTACGCTCTATTTATTTTTCTTAATGTCTTAGCAAATCGAGCTCTTTGACCTAATTTACCTTTAGCCTTAGCTGCTTTATTTAATTTAGCTAATGGAATCTTTTCACCTTTTTTAATGTCCAAAGCTTTTCTTAACGAACCTGGTTTCTTTATTGCTTTTTTAATGTTTAATCTTTTAGTCATTATCTTCTCCCGTCTGGTTGTGCATCCATTCTAAAACTACCATAACGCCAAGTTTCACCTACAGCGTCATTCTCTATTTTTAACGACAGTAATCTTCCTCTTGCTCTGGTATCTACTTTATCAGTGGTGCTAGTTATTGTAAAGGGTCCTAAAGGTGAGCCAGTTTGAGTATCTGATGGGAAGTCAGATATAAATAAAGTTACTTTAGAATTACCTACTAAAAATTTATAGTCTGGCATGAACCTTCTCATTGACATAAATAATTCTCCATCGTCAATGTCAAAATCTCCAGATCGTATAAATGCGTTTATTGAAGTAGTTGTTCCGCCTTTTACCTGGTCGTTTCCTACTTCATGTGCGTAATACACCGATGCTCCGTACTTATTAGTAATACCACTAATTTCAGAAAAGACTGGTGTATCTGTGCTATCATAATCGGTTGCGTATGGTTTGTTAAACACTCCTTGATCTTGATAAGTAGATCGATCAAGAGAAGATGTAGTCCATACGTTCTCTTGATAGTTATATGTTACACATCTATCAATTTGTAAAGATCCAGCTTTTGGATAAAACCAATTTACTTCAGTGTACAAACTGTTAGGTGCAGAATAAATAATATCTGCCGAATCATAGTTAAGTCCTAAATCTCCGTTTTGAACAGTAAACACAAAATCTTCTACTAAACATGGAAGAGCTTTTACTGTACCATCATACATAAAAAATCCTCCTTCATTAGACATCCAATACACTGCACCATTAACATAAGAAGCTGCGTGTTGAGCAATGCATCCACAATTAGTACCGACCTGTCTTACAGAAAAAGTAAATGGTGGTCCAACAAATTGAATTACATATGCAGCAAGATCGGTCAAAACAAACACATAGTCTTTACCTTGTAAGACTGCAGTAATTTTATTTCCAGTATCTAGTCTAAACGTACCTGCAGTATTGGTAGCTGTTGGGGTGTAGACGTTAAGATTTTCTTGAGTAGAAAATCTTACAAACATTGGGTCTTGTGTTAGTGTGTCCCCTAAAGTTGTTTCTGTTCCGAAATGAAACAAGTGTCTGTCTCTATCAGAAACTAAAGTAAATCTACTAGCAGTTGGGTTGGCTGCGGTTGGAAAATTAGTTGTGGTTTGAGAAGCTCTTATAGTTCTAGGATTAGAAGCTCCAGCGTTCCATGTAAAAGTTTTACCGTTAAATATAGTTGCAACTAATACTTCACCAAAATTATCAAGACTCCAATTACCAGGATCCAATATTACATTACTAGTTCCTCGAGCCGTGCCCCATGTTGAGTTGCCCCAAATGTACGTGCCCCATCCATAACCAGTAGTTTGAATAGTAGGACCTACTTCTACGTAAGGATTAATAGTTGCCGATCCAACATTCGTAGTATCGGCACTGGCATTTTTTCTCATTACAATGTTAAAACTATTTGCATCGTTAATTTGAACAATTTCAAAAGCACCTTCAGTAAAATCTAAGTCAACGAATCCTGATCCTGGAGGAGCAGTTACTGCTGTAAAAGTAATGTATCTTCCTAAAGCTAAATTGTGAGCTGTTTTGTTTACTGTGACTGATGTAGAGTTAATATTAGTATCAAACGTAGCTCCAGTGATTGCTGTATCCAACGGAGTGATGTCATAAAAATTTTCACCGTAGTACAAGAATAGGCCTTGAGAAGTTCCAATTGCCGTATATCTTTCTCCTTTTAAACTAGCAAAAGCTAATTGAGCTCTTGCAGCTCCAGGTAAAGTTTCGTTAGCTACAGTAAGCTGTTCCCAACCTCCTATTTTTTCAGGAGCGCTGTATCTAAAACGTACAAAATCACCGTCTACCCATCGCCCAGGAAGAGCTGAAGGTACGCTTTGTTTATTAAATCCCGGTGCAAATTGTACTTTTTTTAGAGCCATGGTCGTAATATATATGATTTATAAGGAAAATCTACTTTATAAAAACCCAAGTATCATCCCAAACAACCACATTTTTCTTAATGTTATTTTGTTTTAAGAAGTCGTTGAGGGCATCCATAATAGCAGAATTTCGTGCGTCATGTCCAGCGTAAATACCACCTTTTTTAACTTTGCAATACCAGTCGGTTATTTCTCTGTGCGCTTGTTCATAACTCAAATAGCTGTCAATAAATATAAAATCTAGTTCATTGTTTTTTATTTTAGACAAAGCTTTGTTAGTTGTCATTTCTAACATCTTAACTTTGTCTTCGACACCAGAGTATTTAATATTATGGTAGGCTAAAAATTTTACAATCTCCATTTCTTTTTGATCTCTAGAATAATAGTCGGTAGCTATGTGGTCTTCATATGGTTGAAACGCATCGACGCCATACATAAGTTTTACATTAGGTAGGGCCTGCAGCACAGCCAACATACTTTGAGCTTTAAATGTACCAAGCTCACACCCAATAAGGTTTTTACCATGTGTTCCTATTAAAGGTATTAAACTTCTTATATCTGCACCAGGTACATCAAACTTATATCTTTCAACCATTCAATATCCATCCTATCACATTTAGATTAAAAGGCATAGCGTATTTAGTACCCTGTTTTAATGGTCCTGTTCCGTGTTGCAACATGCCAGAAAAAAACAATAACATATTTTTTTTCGGCAATATTTTTAATTTAATTTCTGGAAATTCTATGGGTGTTGTAGAATCAGTTAAATAAATAATGCCAGAGTAATCTACATTATGCACATGAAAAGAAGTGCTATCTCCTTTTTTCATTTTGATACCCCATGCATCTTCTAAATTACATTTGGGTATATTTATATTTTTTTCATTAAATGTATCTGTTAGTAATTGTTGAAATTTTAAATCTTTCTTAAAGAAATTAAATTCTGTCATATCACCTTTAACGTTGGTCTTACCTTTTAAGGTAGTAGAAAGATTATTATTTATTTTATCAATAAAATATTTAGTATCTAATTTGTCATAAAGACCTTGATAAAATCTTACAGGTTTAACTATTTCACGATCTATTAACTTGGTTTGTTTTAATTTCATCTTACTATCTCGCCACAAAACTTTACTGATATTCGTGGAATGTATGGTTTATTAAATGCATCAGCTCTATGTATCTCTGCAGCATTAAACGTAAAGACTCGACCATGTTTAAAAGAAACTTTTTTATTTTGAGTCTTGTTTATAAACTGACCTCCAGGACTTTTAGGTAAATCTTCATTGCATAACATTAATATAAATACTTGATGATCAGAATTACCATCACAATGAAACGTGCCATCAGAGCCATGGAATTGTAGGTTTGCAGATATTTGTTTTAAATATAAATCAACATTAAAAGATTTACATAAATGTTCGAACAAGCTAATAAATTTAGAAGTAAGAGGTGTAGTCTTAGCGGTGTAATTGTTTTCTCTTAAATATATATCGTTGCCCATTAATACGTGAGTGCCCTTTTCTCCATACGGAAAAGTATAACGACCAGCTATGTTATCTACATACCAAGGACTTTTTAGTAAATCATAATACAACTCATCAACAAATCTTTTATCTAAAATATTATCTAGAGTGTGCATTACATTTCAAAGAAGTCAGAGTGTTTTATAGATTGTTTAAAGTTAATTTTATTTGTATCCATGTAATCTTTCATAGATGGAAACGGATTATAAAAAGTCATATCTTTCTTCTTTTTAATTAAACCTAAAGCATTACTCACAACAATATGACCAATGTAAGTAAAATACAAATTACCTTTTTGTGATAACAGATCCGGTATAGTAAAAGAACCATCTTCTATTTTTTTTAATATAGGTTTTAATTTTGGAGGCATGACTGTATTTTTTCTAAAGTTTTTCCAAAACAGACTGTCTTTTCTTTTTGTCATATAATGTAAATATAAAAAACTTAATATGTTGTCATTGTTTTCTGCAACAATTTCATTGTATTTATCTAACGATCCTTGATTTAAAATTTTTATATCCGATAAAAAATGTTGTAATAATTGTAAAGAAGATAGGGCCAACCAAATACTTGTAGCTTCGAGTGGTTCAGTAAAACCTGTACTTAGGCCAACTGCTAGACAATTGCTCACCCATACCTTTTCGTGTCTTCCCGCATCAAATTTAAATGATGGTCGTAAGGCTTTAAGATCTTGTTTAAAATATTTACTAGCTTCTGCAATAGCTTGGTCTTCATTGATATAATCAGAATCGTAAATATAACCTGACCCCCATCTTTCTTGCAAAGGTATTTTCCACACCCAACCGTATTTCATGGCTACTGCTTCCGTATATGGAATTAAATCTTTGTCATGTTTTAATTTAAACGGAACTGCTCTTTTCATTGGCAAGTGTTTTTGATAACTTACCCAAGGAGTATTAAAGTGTTTGCCTATTAACAATCTAGCAAAACCACTACAATCAAATATAAAATCACAATCAAACTTTCTTTTGTCAGTTAAAACTATAGACTTAATTTTATTTTTACCAATAGCTTTTTTGTATTCTCCCTCTATTCTTTTTACCCCTCTGCCTATAGCAATGGACTTAAGATACTTTGCTATTCGGTGTGCATCAAAATGTAAAGCATATGTACAATTGTTAGGATCAATACGATTAGCGTAACTTATTTTATTTGCGTATAAAAAATCATCTATGTTTTTATTTTTGTTTAACGCTTCATGTAGTAGATAACTTGTTTCATCACCTGTAAACGGATGGAAGTATTGTTTATTATCACCATTCCAATTTTTAAAACTAATACCATTTTTAAATGTGCCACCTGTTTTCTTAATTAGATCTAATGGATCTATATCTAGAAAACGTAGACTCTCTATGATACCTGGAGTCGTACCTTCTCCTGCACCTAAGATACCTATTTTATCAGACTCAATTAATGTTACATCGTGTCCGTAAAAATATTTATTACAATACAAAGCTGTAAACCAACCTGCAGCTCCTCCACCTAGTATAAGTATTTTCATATATCGTATCCTTTATATTTATCTATAATAGACTGAGGCAATACATCTTTGTAAGAATACTTTCTTCTTGCTATAGCATCAGTCCTAATTTTATGAAGCGAGTATCCCAATACTTTATCGTCATATTTTATACCGTTTACTTCAAACTGTCTGAGTTCTTTCAATTCAATATTTGCATGCAAATGTTGACTTAACTCTTTTAAGAATAATTTAGTATTGTTTACCAAATCATCATAGTAAAAAATTTTGTAGTCTTCGTTGTTTTCTATTATATTCTTATTGCTGATAAGATAATGCATCATAATGCCCGACCCATAACCTGCGCCCCCGTGATGGTACATTAAAGAATGGCATCTTTTTTCAACATCTTTTACCTTTTCTGCTAATACCATAGAAGCCAAACATTCTAGTAATGGCCTATGTAAAATTAAAAATTTTGGTTTTTTATATACTTTTTTTAAGCACTTTAGATTATCCGGAGTACCCCAAGGTCCTCTGTCTATAATATGCGTAGATCTCCAGTCTCCATAATAATTAGTAAAAACATTTGCGGATATACTATCTAATGATTTTTCGTCTGGAAAATTTTTATATATCTCAGATTGTTTTAACATTTCTAGATTGTACATAATGTCGGTTAAAATTGTATTGGCTGACATTTTGATATACGGGTTTTGATTTATTATGGCCCCCAACAATGTATTACCTGAACGAGGCAGAGAAGATAAAAAATACATATTCATTATAGTTTGTAGTCTACACTCATTGATATACCTGCTCTTGGTCCTTTAGCTTCTACGCCATGCCATGTTTTTTTAGGTATATAAAGTAAGTCTCCTGTATTTAACTTTATTTTACGGTCATCAAATATCCAATTAGATATTCCTTTTACTTGCCAAAAGTAAACATCTACACCATCCCAATGTCTACCCATAGTATCACCCTCACACAAATTAATGTATAAGTGAGCATCATCTAAATTTAATTTTTTAAGAACTGGTTTTACTTCTTTTATTTTCTTGGCCTGATGAGATATTAAAAAACCAGGACATTTATGTTTTACTATTTTTTTATTTTGTATAGACCAATTTAAATTATCTAAAATCGTTTCCCACGATGGCACATTCATATTATATTTTTTAGTGTGTTTAATCATGAAAGCAGCTATTAAATGATATTATAGTTTTTCTTTTTGTACTTTTAAATTTAGGTGAAGTATGTAAGACGTGTCCTGGCAGAGTAACTAACGTTCCTTCTTCGGCCTCAATAGTAGTAATCTCATCTGTAAAAGGATTTTTTATTTTTGTAAGCATAGATTTTGTGGGAGCTTCTACATAATAAATATTGGTCCAATTAGTTTTATCATGTCTATGCCAATTGTGATAATCCATTTGTTTATATTGTTGATACCAGCCATTCCAAATTGACCATTGTTTTGCTTTTAATTGTTTAGCTATTTCAAACATAGTGGGTCTAATGTTTTCATAAAAATAACTTAAGTATTCTCTTTTATGGTCTTTAGGTAAATTCCAATCGGTTCTAGTAATGCATTCTGTGTTTGTAACAAAACGATTAGCTGGCATTTTTTCTATTAGTTTTAATAATCTCTTGTTAAAAGATTTATAACCAGCAATAGTGTTTAACATATAAAAGTCTTGAAAATATTTTATCTTCATACAAACGTAATTACTACAACAACTCTCCTCTCCATAGGTTTACAGAACGAGGCCGTGTGGTAGTATTTACCATCCCAGCATACAGCTTTACCTAATTCTGGTTTTATTCTTTTTATTACTTTTAACTTAGTTTTTACATCTAACACGGTTTTTTTACCGTTGTAAACTTTGTCAAATATTAAAGTATCGCCGCTGCAGTCATTTAAATACAACATGAAAACTTTGTGGGGAAACTCGTGATCGACATGCGGATCCCCGTGTTTATATTTACCGTGATGGTGTGTTAGATTGATACAAGCTCTAGTTACTTTATCTACTTTAATTTCATGTTCATCAGCAAACCTTTTAAACATATTCAATATATGTTGAGTTATGTCTGAATTAAATTGTGGCTCTTCTTTAGTATGATCGTATCTTCTAATTAAACCGTGAGAAAAGAAATGGAATTTAGCAGACGTTGCACTCGGTTGAAAATACCAAGGAAAATTATCGCCTAAAATAGTTTGATTGATTTGATATATTTCTTCGTCAAATAAAAATCTTTTGCTAGTTATAATCATTTAAAAGGACTCCCCAATGCCCAAGCTACTAACGCATATCTTCTTCCTTTTTTAATAGGTGTAACAGTGTGCATGGTGGGGCTTGGAAATACAATGACACTACCTTTTTTTCTAAATTTAACTGGTTGAAAATCTACAATTTTACCTCTGTCTAATCTTCTAAATTTAAAATGCCCTCCTACGTAATCTTTCTCGTCAGATAAGTTTATAGACATAGATAATTTTCTTATCTTACCATTATCAAAAGGATCTGTAAGAGTATCTTCATGCCAATTAAAATGATCACCTTTATCATATTGTGCTAATTGTATATCTTCAAACATATCAAATTGATAATTATAACCACCTTGTTGGTTAGCTTTATCAAAATAAGGTAAAATTAAATCATGAAAAGCTCTAGGTTTTTTCCACATGACACTTCCTTTACGCTGTTTGACATTTTGTTTTTTTCCTGCAAGCGTAGCTTTTATTTTTTTATTGGCATCTATGTGTGCAATTATCTCATCACATATTTCAGCTTTGACTGCTCTTTCAAAAACATAACAAATATTTTTATGTAGCATCTTGTATCCAGTTAAACCAACCAGTAATAATTGTTTTGGTATTATTAAAATCAATTATACCTGAATGTGTAAAGGTCCAGTCAGCTGGCCATATTAAAGTCAGTCCTTTCTTACCTTCTTGTTGGTGATCTTGATATTTAAAATACGTTCCATTACTGTCGGATAAATAAGTCATAAATACTAACAATCGTGTAAAGGTATGATTTTCTCTTTCATAGTGAGGTTTATAAAAACCTTGTCCAGGTTTGTATCGTTGGATGTTTATAGGTTCTACTATACCCCATCTGTATGTGGCTTGTTCTAATTCAGGATATTTAAATTTGTAGTTATTAGTTACTTTAACTAAATCGCTACTATACAAAGGAAGATCATCGTAAAATTCATCAGCACTTAAAGATATATCTCTAGATTCTTTTACATCACGTTGAACTAACGCTGGACCAGATTGTCCGTCTTTAATTCTAGTTTTATTGTTCTTGTAAAATTTAAGAACCTCGTCAACAGCTTTGTCACTAATAGTTTCAGAGTGAAGAAATAAAGGATTTTTCATATTTTTTAACTACCTCTGCTGGAACCTTTCTAATAAACTTGTGTTTTACAAATTCAATTTTTTTGGTTCTTATTTTAGTCTGTTCTGTAGAACCATCTATTTGTTCTAAGTCTGTGTATCTATGTTTTTTGTAATAAGGAATTTTTAAAAACTTATACAATTCTTTCACAACTTTTTCAGGTTGTTTACAAAAATCATGGTAGTTAAGTATTAATAAATTTTTTTCTTTCTTTTCTTTTAGGTTTTGTAAACCTAAAACTGATTTACCTATAGGGCCATTTTCATTCATAAGGTAGGCGATAAAATTTTCTACAAGATGTGGTTTTGGTCTGGCCACTCTACAGAAAGATTCTAATATCTCTCTTAAGGGTCTTACTATGTAAATAAATTTAGTTTTGCACCCCATGTATTTAAGAAGATCATAATTAGCTGGAGTGCTCCAAGGACCTCTGTCAATAATAGTTTTAGCTTTCCAATCTTTAAAATAATTTTGTGGTATTGCACTTAATACATTTTTAAAAGACTGCTCATCTTTTTGTTCTTGATAAATTGATTGCTCTTGAAGCAAATACATATTGTATACCATCTCAGGTACAATACTATTTGGAGCTATAGTTAATTCTGGATTTTGATTTACAATAGATGATAAAACTGTATTCCCGCATCTCATGTATCCACAAAGGTGAAAAATATCTTTCATATGTCAAATTCTATATATTATTTATTTCTTTTTTGCAAGATAGTTTATTTCAGGCATATACACGTAATTTAATTCTGTAGTATTTAACATTTCCATTACTTGATCATAACTGTTTACCAGAGGTTTACCCGCAATATTTAACGAAGTATTTAAAAGCACAGGACAACCTGTTTTTTTATACCAAGCTTTTAATAGTTTATAAAAATTAGGATTTTGTTTTTCTGTAAGAGTCTGCACTCTACAGGTGTAATCTATATGAGTGATACCTAACAGTGCAGCCGGTCTTTTTACCCATGCAGCATAACTCATATAAGGTGTTTCTTTTTTAGGTAAATTAAAATATTTTTTAAAATGTTCTTTCATAATGGTTCCTGCGTAAGGTCTATACCATTCTCTTTTTTTAAGTTTGTTTACAATATCTTTTGCGTTAGGATTTGTAGGGTTAAATAATAAAGATCTATTTCCTAGAGCTCTGGGTCCCGCTTCTTGTTTACCTTGATAAATAGCCACTACATTATTTTCTTCCAACAATTTTACTATTTGATCTACGCTCGTATTAGCTTTTAATTTTGGATATTTAGGTTTTAATCCTAAGTATAAATTCTCATATGGCTTAACTTTTATTCCTTGCTCATGGGCAGCAAGTAAAGCTAATCCCATAGACGTTCCACCGTCATGAGCCAACGGATCTACAAATACATTTTCATAGTTACCTAAAATATATCCATTAGTTTGACAGTTTTGAAAATAACCCCCAGACAAACAAATGTTAGCGTTAGGATTCATTTTTAAAATCTTTTCGACTCTGTCTAAAACAAGTTGATTAGATTCTTTTTGAATGCTGTGAGTAATTTTATATTTATCATGATTAGTTTTAACCATCATATGCCATAATAAATTTTGATTAACTTTGTAGAGGTCGTTTGATTTATAATATACTGGCATGTCTATGCCCTGGTTACTGTAAGAAGATAATCCCATTACTGCTCCTGGTTCTTTAGATCCTAGATAGGAAGCAGCGTATTTAAATAGTAAAGCAGGACTCAAACTTTGAATGGCATGAATACTATCGGTATAACTTACCTCGGGTCCGTTACATACTTTCCATTTTAAATTAAAATTATTTTTATTAAAATAAAAAATAGACTCTATTTCATTTCCGATGTTTATTTTGTTGTAATAAAAAGGTGTACCACTTCCGTCCATAATCAAACAATAAGCATCTTTAAAACCACTATTAAACACGGCACATGCAGCATGTTGCAGATGGTGATCTAAACTATAAGTCAATGTATTAAACTTAATATTATACACACTACAATGATGCTCTATAAGAGTTTTGTAATATGCTGCTAACTCATGATTTAATTTAGGATGACCAAAAATAATTATATCAAAACTTTGATTTTGTAATTCTTGCCAAAGATAATTAATATTGTGATCTTTCTTTTTACCTGAGAGCATGGACTCTTCTTGATAAAAAGTAATACGACCATTATCAATTATGCATGCGCTAGCGTCGTGAGAAAATTGTAAACCTAATATTTTCATTGTTTAATGGTTACATTCCAAGCCATACTTATTCTATCTTCATCACTTTTGTTTTCAAAAACAGAATGAGCTAACCATCCAGGAAACATAATTAAATCATATTTGTGTGGAAAATAATCAATGACAGGGCAATTGTTAAAAAAATGAGTTGCGTATTTTAAACTACTAGATCGTAAATGTAAAATGGGAGTTTCAAATCTAATTCTTCCAGAATTTTTAGGAGCTTCAATATAATAAACAATTGAAAAATCTGCTTCTCCGTGAGAATGAAGTTCGTTGTAAGCTCCTTTAGGACTTATGTTAATCCAAGGTAGGTTATTGTCAGACGTCCAAGGTTTTGCTAAACCAATTGCATCAGCAAAAGTTTCAAAATGTGGATTAATGCTTTTAACAAATTTTTTAATTACAGGTGTTTTGTTAGATATAAAATTAGATTGATAACCATTACGGTTACTTTTAATTACACCATTTTCTTTTTTTAATTGATAGGCTAGTTTTTTTAATTTTTCATTTATGCTTTCATGACTAGCATGAAGATTAAATTTAAAAAAAGGTGTGCTAAATAAACTGTATACCTGTCTTTCATCACTCATGCAGGTGTTATAACACAGTTATAAGATTTGTAAATTAAAGAGAAGGACTCCAAGAAGAACCATTCCAAGTTCTTTTAGCACCGTCGTTATGCCAACCCCACCATACTTGGTTTGCTTCATCCCATTCAACTGGGATTCTGTTTTCTGGTAAGGTAATTTCGTTGCCATCAGTATTAGTTACTGTTACGTAATTTATACCTTGGATATATCCATTTTCATTTGTAGGATTTATAGGTCTTTGAGTAATTGGATCTAAAATAGACTCAAACGGGTCGCTTCCATAATATCGTTGAGACTCAGTAGGTTCAGCTACTGGTGGTTCCCATTGATAATTGGCATTTAAAACCCAACTGTCATAAGGTTTAGGGTCTATAAAAACATCGTTTGCTGGGTCATACGTGCCCCCTATTTTAGCGGCATTACCTCTGTAAGGGTCACCTGCAGGAGCATTTACAAATCTGCCATTTCCCACAGTCCACATCGAATATTTTTTAATATTAGCTGTTTGATCGTTTAAAAGATCTCTTACAAATTGAACGCCTTTTGCTTCGTTTTCTACACCGTCTACAGCGCAGTCTATATCAGCAACTCTGTATAAATCAGTCACCACATTGTTGTCATCTAGTTTACAAAAATTTGCCATATTACTTTATCCTATAACTAATCCAAACCGCACCATTTGCTCCGGTTCCGCCGCCAGCCCAAGAATAACCGCCTCCGCCGCCAGCTCCAGGACGCTGTCCGCTCCCGGCCTGCCAGTTTCCGCCGCCACCTGTTCCGCCTGTACGATAGCCACCTCCGCCACCGATTAACGCTCCATTGACGTCATCTGCATATTGAGTAACTCCCGGTCCACCTGTAGGTCCACTAGGCGCATTTCCTCCTGCTCCAGCTCCCGATCCAGCTGATCTTGATGCTCCCGATCTACTTGATCCACTAAAGTCAGCGTTGTTTCCACCGCTTCCACCTCGCGCACCTCCGCCGTTTCCAGCGTTGGCCGTAGTGCTAAATGCAGTTGTGTTTCCTCCAGCTGCACCAGCAGATCCTTGTTGTGCTCCGTTACCGGTTTGTGGTCCACCTGTACCTACTGTGAATGCATAAGTACCTGTGTTGATAGTTTGGTTTTGTTGATTTAATCTTACGACAGCAGCACCGCCACCCGCTCCGTCTGGAGCATGAACCGATCCGCCGCCTCCAGATCCACCGCCACCGGCGATAAATCTATTCATAGTATTGAAACCTGGCTTACTTGGGACTTTCTCAACAACAAAGTTTCCACTCGTGTTGAATTTATGTAATTGATATTCCTCGTCACCGTCCGTAAAGGTACTAATTGTACCTCCATTGGCTACGATAATACTTTTGCCGCCTTGGAAGCCATATCCTCTTGATGAACCTCCGCCTCTAGTTGAAAGTAGTGGCATTAATTCCTCCTATGCGAATTGTGTTTGAGACGCCAACGCAGTAAACGTAGCTGCCCCAGTTTTAATAATAGTATAACTGTAAACATCATGTGAACTTGCATTACCGGCTGATGGTGCAGTTCCACCTTGCCATTCAGGTGTGATTGCACTGCCATCAATAGTGACCGCACTGTTGTAATAAGCCGATCCCCCTTGAGGTACGATATGAGCGATAGTGATAGATTCACCTGTGTCCATAATTGAATCTAACGAATTAGATCCGTCCCCTCTAATATTTAGAGTCCAGTTACCCGCAGCGTTTGAAGTAAAGTTCCAAACAGCTTGAGTTAGAACGTCATAATTAATTGTGCCAGTAGCAGCTGTTGCTTCAGTAGTAACTTTTTCGGCGATACTTTGAATTTTACCTTGACCATTAAAAGTTACTCGACCAACTCCTTTTGGTGTAAGGTTCATATCAATGTTAGAGTCACCACCAGTAGCTGCAAATTCAGGTGGATTACCTGTTGACTGGTTAGTTATTTGGAATTCGTTAACTGCTGATCCAGTAGTTACAAATTGAAGTTGCTCATTTGAGTTTTCGTCAAGAATACCATGAGCTGTATCAATGATAATGTTTTGACTGTTTGTATCTAGATCTGCTGAAAGTTGTGGTGAATAGTCAGAAGACAAATCTGTAAAGGCTGTATCAATGACGTTAGTGCCGTCAGAGTAAACCATTTTAGTACCTTTATCAGCTGCTGCCCAAGTCACTCCTGTACCAGAAGATGTTTTGAAAGTCACTGTAAAAGCGCCAGTAGTTGCGTTGTCTACTATAAAAGTTTTTTCAATTGAATCAGGAATAGTTACGTTAACTGCTCCTCCGATTGTTCC